AGTGGCGACCAAAACAGTGGCGACCTAAACAGTGGCGACCGAAACAGTGGCGACCTAAACAGTGGCTACCGAAACAGTGGCGTGTTTTGCACCAGAAAAAGAGAAGACACAGTCCCCATGTTCAACAAGGAAAGTAGCATGTCTTGGGGCGATTGGTACAGACACCCGGCATACTCTGCATCGCGGGGCTTAACCCTTACGAATTGGGTAGATTGGGACAACATGACCGACGAGGAGAAAAAGCAGCATTCGGAATCTTATGTATGCGGTGGGTATTTAAAGGTATATGAATACAAAGAAGCCTGGTTGACTTTATGGGGAACCTTTGATGACCAAGAAAAAAATTCATTTAGGACCCTTCCTAATTTCGATGCGGATATTTTTGAAGAAATAACTGGTATAAAATTATGATAATAATTACAATGATAGCCGCTGTAGCGGTAACGATAATGACTCGCAATGAAATAATTAATTATTTCAAAGAGACACGCCCCAAATCTTCTGATTCAAGTAAAAAGTAACTATAATTTTTCATGTAAAATGGTTAATGCATGCTTTGCTCGTTTGCGAAAATAGGCAAAGCCTTTAAAAAGGTCGGTTAGTTCTGAAAGGCAAAGAACGCCCTAATACGGGAAAAGGTAGTTCGAATCCACCACCGTCCACACCTGTTGAAGGCCCTTTTTTCATTTGTCCCTAACTCGCAAGTCCTCACGGAAACTACGAGTTTTTAAAAGAAATTTTATTCATTAACAACTAAATATAAAAAGTTATGGAAGTAAAAGTAACAGTAGATTTTTCTGATCGTGCCATCACCTGCTTAAATGCAGTCGTTGATGCCCTCTGTCCTAAGACTGGTTTCGGACAACTTAATAGACCGGAGGCAACAGTCACGGGGTCTATTAATACAAGCGAACCAGTCCAAGGAGTAACAGCCGAGCCAGCACCTACGCACAAGCGTACTACGAAAAAAGCAACTACAAAAGTAGACGACGCTACAGCCGAAGGTGCTGCTCCTGCTGCTCCGAGTGAGTCACAAGAGCAAGAACAAAAGGGCGAGTTAACAATGGCAGACCTCCGTCCGGCAATGAAAGTGCTTTGGGACGCAGACAAGAAGCAAGACCTAGCCGACGTATTCGCAAAGTACCAAGTGAAGGGCTTGAAGGACTTAGATCCTGGAGTGTATGCCGACGTACTCGCAGAGTTTACAAGAATAGCAGAAGCTTATGGACTCTAAAGAAAGTAACATCAAAGCACACGCACTTCTGTCCCCGTCGGCATCGAAGCGCTGGTTAAGCTGCACGCCTAGCCTTAGACTCTCGGAGTTGTTCGGAGATAGCGGAACGTCGGAGGCGGCAATGGAAGGAACAGTAGCACATGCCTTATGTGCTGCTATCCTCACCGCCATGCAGCTAAAAGAGTCCATTATCGCTAATGACGAGGAAGCGGTCAAAGTTCTTAAGACCTCTGACGAGTTTACTCCTGCAGATGTAGACGCATACTACTGTCCCGAAATGCTCGACTATTGTTTAGGCTACTCATCATTTGTATACGGTGAGTATCAGAAGTCTCTTAAGACCACACCCGATGCGGTCCTGATGATCGAAACATCAATAGACATCAGCATGTACGGTGAGGGCATGAATGGAACAACGGACGCAGCGATAGTAAGCGACTCTGGACTTGCAATCTTTGACTTTAAGTATGGCAAGGGTGTTAAGGTTGAAGCCGCCGAGAACACGCAGATGATGATATATGCCCTAGGCAATATCGCTAAGTATGAAATGTTCTATGCCTTCGAGGATGTCACTATGCACATCTATCAGCCACGTATGGGCAACTGCTCTACGTACGCATCTACGGCAACTGACTTGAAGAAATGGGGTGAGGAATACTTAAAGCCCCATGCCATTGCAGCCTTAGCAGGCGAAGGCGATTACAAGTGTGGTGACTGGTGCCGCTTCTGTCCTGCAAGGACAAGGTGCAAGAAGATTGCAAAGACATATTACGAGGTGTATACCAAGTACTCGGAGCAGGATATCCCTACGCTCACCAATGCCGAACTTGTCGACGTGGTGAGAATGGCTAAGGACGTGACAAAATGGTATGATGCCGTAAGTCAATACGTACTGCAGCAGATGAAAGACGGTCACGAGTACGATGGACTTAAACTCGTTGAAGGTCGTTCAAGCCGAACCTATTCGGATGAGGAGGCTATCGCCAAGATACTCACAGAAAAGGGGTACAAGGAGGACGACATCTACAAGGAGAGAAAGATAAAGGGTATTACCGACATGCAGAAGTTGCTTAAGAAAAAAGTAATGGATGAACTCATCGGAAAACTTATTATCAAGTCTCAAGGAGCCCCTACAATTGCAGACATCAGCGACAACCGCAAGACGGTCAACGATGCAGCAAGCGATTTTGAGAATTTAGATTTATAAACATTAATACAAATTAAATTATTATGGAAAGTGGAAATACAAAAGTTTTAATCGGTAAAGTACGTGCAAGTTATGCGCATGTATTTGTCCCAACTTCATTTGAGGAAGGTGGAAAGAAAAAGTATAGCGTGAGCCTTATTATTCCCAAATCGGATACAGCTCTTGTGGAAAAGATAAAAGCCGCCATCAGCAATGCTTTGGCAATAGGCAAGCAAAGCCTATGGGGCGGAACAATTCCAAGAGGTCTAAGGGATCCTTTACAGGACGGTGATAAAATGAGACCCGACGATGAAGCCTATGCGGACAGTTATTTCGTAAGTGCAAAGAGCGATCATAAGGTCGGTGTCAATAAGGTAAAAGGGCGCAAAATGGTAGAGGGAAAACAGAAGCTAATACTTGAAGAGATTACCGACGAGGAAGAATTCTACTCTGGATGCTACGTCTATGCCTCAGTAAACTTCTACCCTTATAAGACAGGCGGTAAAGGCATTGCAGCAAGTCTTGATAATATTCTAAAGGTTGAAGACGGAGAGCCACTGTCTGGCGGTGGGGCATCAGCAGAGAGTGACTTCGGAGACTTAGACCTACCAGAAGAGGACATGCCATTCCCAGCAGGCGCCGACCCATTCGGTCAAGGTGGCGATGAGTGCCCATATTAATTAACAACCAGGGCCGAGAGGAGCAACCCTTTCGGCTCTTTAACTCTTAAATTGAACAAGTATGTATCAAAGAACTACACAGGACCTTTTGCAGAAGATGAACAAGCAAAACCCAGAACTATATAATCAGATTATGGAGATGCGTGAGAAGTACTCTGATATTATTTACCTTACACGCAAGCAGGCAAAGGAATTACAACAGAAGACCTTAAACGAAATGTTGAAGGTAGACCATCTAAAGCGCAGAGTGATAGGACCTGAATTTCCATCAAAGACACTTTACTATATAAGATAAACAAGTATGACAATATCTGAATTTGCAGCAAAATACGGAACCGTGCTAGATGGCATCATCAAGGAACACGTGTACAAAGCCCCAGACAGCGAACTTGTGTTCGTTGACGAGGCTCTGCTTGAACAGGTTGTGTCAGCGCTTCTATACTCTAATTTCACATCAAAGAAGCGCGGTTATCTAACTAAGTTTGAAGGTAGCCATCTTGACTTTATGAGGCTACAAGGTCTTATAGAAAAAGACAAGGGCTTAAAGTCCTTAATAACGATCATTCCAAGTAACATCGAAATATGTATCGCTGACGAGCTGGAGGACATGCTTAACAACATAAGACTAGAATGCGCTAGATACGACGATGACAGAAGCCGCGGGGAAATCAAGGTATTGTCTATTGATATCGAGACCTACAGCAGCAACGATATTACTAGCGGAGTGTACAAGTACTGCGAGGCTCCCGATTTCGAAGTGCTATTGATGTCTTACAGTATTAATGGCGGCGTTGTGCATCAATATGATTTTACGATGGGCGACCAAATAAGCGACGAAATAAGAGAAGCGATATTTAGCCCCAACGTACTTAAGACGGCATACAATGCTGTATTTGAGCGTATCTGCTTATCAAGGCATTTCCGCTTGTGGGAAGACGGAACCGAAAACAAATGGAATAGCGGGTGGCGTTTAGATCCTGCACAGTGGGAGTGCACCATGGTACGTGGAGCAATGTGGGGCTTGCCTATGTCTCTCGACGCATGCGGCGAAGCGCTCAACCTAAAAGACAAGAAGATGAAGGAGGGCAAGGCGCTCATCAAATTCTTTTCATGCCCGTGCAAACCCACTAAGAAGAACGGTATGCGAACACGCAATTACCCATCGGATGACATGGCTAAGTGGAAAGTATATAAGCGTTACAATTGCCGTGACACTGAGGTAGAAAGCGCTATCCGCAATCGCGTAACTGTAGATAAGATAACAGACTTCGAACGCCAGTTGTACATCGCGGACCAGCGCATTAATGACCGAGGCGTAAAGATTGAGCAGTCGCTTATGAGCAATGCTATCCGCTTCAATGCAGAATATTGTCAACGTCTTGAAGACGAGTGCCGGCAACTTACAGGACTAGAAAACCCTAACTCGCCACAGCAATTAAAGAACTGGCTGTCTGCTCAGATAGGACGCAATATATCATCGCTAACAAAGGATCTATACAAGGACCTTATGCAGGAGGCTACGGGAGACGCGAGACGAGTACTGGAAATACGCACCGAACTGTCTAAGACATCTGTGTCTAAGTACACAGCCATGCAAGGTGCTATATGCAGCGATGGACGGGTGCACGGTATGCTACAGTTCTACGGTTCTCGCACTGGACGTTGGGCGGGTAGAATTGTACAACTGCAGAACTTACCAAAGAATAAAATGCCTGACCTCGACCTAGCACGCCAGTGTGTGATGAGCGGAGACTTAGAGCTGACAGAGATGCTATATGGCAATATCCCTGATACGCTCTCTCAGCTTATCCGTACGACGTTTGTAGCCAAAGAGGGGCATACTTATATGGTCTGTGACTTTAGCGCCATTGAAGCCCGTGTTATCGCATGGCTGGCTGGCGAGGAGTGGAGGCTTGAAGTATTCAGAGGTGACGGTAAGATATACGAGGCATCAGCAGCACGCATGTTCCACGTTCCCGCATCAGAGATTACGCATGATGATCCAAGGCGAGCAAAGGGAAAGATTGCCGAACTCGCACTAGGATATCAGGGAGGAATAGGAGCACTTAAGAAAATGGGCGGTGAGAAGATGGGGCTATCTGATGATGAGATGACAACGATAGTCAACGACTGGCGCAACGCTTCACCCGCAATTGTGCTACTATGGCGCAATATTGAGAACGCTGCACGACAGACCATAACAACACACGTAGACCATAAATGCTACTGCTTGCTATTCCGCATGTGCGGAAACGTACTTCGTGTCAAGTTGCCTTCTGGGCGCTGGCTTAGTTATCCTAGCGCAAGCGTCGACTTCGAGAATCACATTAGCTTCATGGGACAGAATCAGACAACACGCAGATGGGAACCGATAGACACTTACGGCGGCAAGTTGGTTGAGAACATCGTGCAGGCAATTGCCCGTGACTGTCTAGGCACTACCATGCTAAGGCTAGAGCAGGCAGGATATCCGATTGTCTTTCACATTCATGACGAGTGTATCTGTGAAGTCATTGAAGATGGATCCAAGAGTCTCAAAGAGATGCAAAGCATATTTGCTTTGCCGATAGAATGGGCGAAAGACCTACCGCTAAAGGGCGCTGGTTATACAACAAAATATTACTTAAAGGATTAAGATTATGAGTTCAACAACAATTGGAGTTGTTATTTACACACTCCTTATATTAGCCCTTGGCATATACATCGGCATTATCATGACCCGCAGATATGAGGAAAATCTAAATGTAGATTGGACACCACCATCAAAATTTAATTATCAAAATGTACGGTACCTAGTACTTGTGGCATTGCTGAAAGGTATTGACATAGAGAAGCAAAAAGCTATAGGGAGACCACCTACTCATGCTGACCTACACCACGAGGCTCAGGAGATTATTGAAAAAGTAACGGACCCCTTTAAAGCTACAAACGATGAGGAATGACAATACCTACAATTTTAAAATAATAAAGATATGAAAATAAAAGAAATTAAGTCTCAAACGAGAAGAGACTTTAGAGCAATATACGTTTGTGAACATTGTGGTTATGAGTGCGAAGGACGCGGCTATGACGACGACTACTTTCATTCAAAAGTTATACCCGATATGGTTTGCAAGAAATGCGGTAAGAAGGCCTCGGATAATTACAGACCTCTTGCGGCAAAATACCCAGAAGGTATGGAAGTATAACTCATAAATTCTTAATGCGATCAGCACAATATGATAGAACTTAAATATGACGGACATGTCTCAATAGCAACATCGTTCAGCCGACAGACGAAAGTTTGGAAGAACGGTGAGATGCTATACAGCGCATTCCTTAATCGCTTAAAGGAGACACGTAGGACGGACGAGTCCGTAAAACAATTCCGTGAATTCAAGAAGCCCTTGCAGGACCAGATAAAAGATGTTGGAGGTTTCTTTGGTGGATATCTCGTGAATGGTCGCCGTACAAGTTCATCTGTTCAGAGTCGTAAGTTGTTGACTCTGGACGTGGACGAGGGGCGTTCCGACATGTGGGATATGTTTACGAACTTCTGCGACTTCGCAGGCGCTATGTACACGACACACAAGCACACACCAAAGTCACCACGTTTCCGCTTACTCATTCCGTTACTGGAGGAAGTAACAAGCGAGGAATACGAGGCGATTGCACGCAAGGTAGCGAGCTTCATTGGTATAGATCAGTTTGACGATACAACGTTTCAGCCGGCACGTTTTATGTACTGGCCTAGTACTTCATCAGACGGAGAGTATCTGTTTGACTATCAGGACACGAAGTGGCTTGACGGTAAAGCATTACTGAAAGAGGAGTACAAGAACTGGAAGGATAGAAGCGAATGGCCGTATTCAAGCAGACAGCCAAAAATCGTTGAGCGTGAGGTAAAGAAGCAAGGCATGCCGACAGATAAGCCCGGTGTTATCGGACAGTTCTGTAGATGCTATGATATCCCTGCAGCGATTGACAAGTTTCTTTCTGACGTATACAAGGACGAGGGACACAACAGATATACATACGTCAACGGCTCAACGGCTAATGGACTTGTGGTTTATGAGAATGGGCAGTTTGCCTACTCCAACCACAGCACAGACCCAGCGGGTGGTAAGTTGTGTAACGCCTTCGACCTTGTACGGTTGCATCTATACGGAGAAAGAGACGATGCAGAGAAGTCTTACCAGAAGCCATCAGACATGCCGAGCTTTGAAGCGATGTGCTCTATGTGCTCAACGGACGACGACTACAGGAAGTTATCAGCCAAGGAGCGTGTTGAAAGTGCAGCAAACGACTTCGAGGACTTAGACATCGAAGACGTCAAGGAAGCGGTGGACTTATTAGCGCAGTTGGAGACGGACAAGAAGGGTAATGTACAACCGACATTAAAGAACTACCGAAGTGTTATTGAGAGTGATCCAAAGTTGAAAGGCAAGATAGCATTTGATAGATTTGCCCGTCAGCCATTCGTTAAAGGTTCGCTTCCATGGAGAACGCCAAAGAACTACTACGACTCATTTTGGACGAACGCTGACGACAGTTGTTTGCGCAACTATCTCAACGACGAGCCTTACTGTCTCAAAGCATCAACGCAGAACGTGCAGGATGCCTTCGACGCCGTAATGGTTAAGCATAGTTTCCACCCAGTCCAGGAGTACATCAACAGCGTAGAATGGGACGGAGTGGAAAGGGTAGACGCCTTGTGCATCGACTACATGGGCGCATTAGACACACCGCTTACTCGTGCTATGACACGCAAGGCACTTGTTGCTTGTGTCGCCCGTATCTTCGACGCTGGTTGCAAGTGGGATTACATCTTAACGATAGTAGGTCCTGAGGGTGTGGGCAAGTCTACGCTATTCGCCAAGTTAGGTAGTCGTTGGTTCTCTGATAGTTTTACGGGCATTGACGGCAGCAAGGGTATGGAGCAATTACAGCGTGTATGGATATTAGAGTTAGGTGAGTTATCGGTATACAAGAAGGCGGACGTTGAGGCTATGAAGGCCTTCCTTTCTAAGCGTGAAGATCAGTACCGACCCGCTTATGGCAGAAAGGTTGAGATATTTCCACGTGAGGTTGTATTCTTTGCCACAACGAATGAGAACAACTTCCTTAAAGGTGACACGGGCAACCGTCGCTTCTGGCCGCTTAACATCGGTGTTCAGCCTAAAAAGAAAAGTGTGTTCAAAGATTTGACGGACAGCGAGATATCGCAGATATGGGCTGAGGCTAAGCACTATTACGACAAGCACGAGCCGCTCTATCTGTCTGCTGAACTCGAAGCAGAGGCACGATCATCACAGAACGACCACGGCGAAGAGGATGACAGACAGGGTATCATCGAAGCATTTCTTGACAAGTGTCTTCCTTCTAACTGGGAGACCAAGAGTATCGAGCAGCGCAGGAGATGGTTTGAAGACGAGGACGACGAATGCCGTTCAACGGGTCTATATGCCCGAAACCGTATATCCGCTGTGGAGATATTAAACGAGTGCTTGCATGAGCGCATCGACGACAGTGCCAGGTACAAGACAAGGGGCGTCAACGCCATATTAAAGAAACTTAACGGGTGGAAGTACGCAGGGTATCTACGTGACAACGTGTACGGCCGACAGAAAGTGTACGAACGTATTAACAAGATTATAAACGATGATTGAAGTAAGTAGAATTAGACTCAAAGAAGTCAACTTGACGCTTCCCGATAGGGACAGCCTCGAGGAATTAAGAAGGATCTTAACTAAACATTTTAAGACAACCAACATTCAGTTTGATTACACATTAACAACAAAATAAATTATGGGAAACAAAGACATTATCAAACAACACCTTGACGGCATGGCTGAAAAGGACAAAGCGTTTGCCGAGAGATACGCAAACGATGCTAAGAACCTAGATGCTTGCATGGACTACATCATGCAAAGGGCACGCAAGGAAGCCACTAAGGGCATGGCAATTATTGAGGACAATATCGTATATGGCTGGGCAGCACATTACTATCAGGAGGACAACCTGAAAGATGAAAAGAAAGAGGCCAAGGATAAGCCAAAGCAAGAAATTGCTACCAAGGTAAAAATCAGCAAGAAGGTAAAGGCTGAGAAAAAGAGTGAATATATAGAACTTGACTTATTTGGAGGTACCGTATGAAACCAAAGACAGAAGCACAGAGGGAAGCAGTTTTAATAAACCGTACCCTCGATGAGGACATATCAAAAGCGGACAAAGAACTCGCTATTAAAAAGATTGAAGCAGACCCCGACTACTCTAAGTATTCTTGTGTATGGTTTACCGTTGAAGAATGTGCATATCCTGATTGGACGATTGACAGATTATATCAGATGCACATCTACAAAAACCAAACGGGCACGCAATACCTATGTATCGAGATACTAAGGAACTTCAAGAAAGGTAGACACAATCTTGTATTTGGAAAACAACGAGGAATGTACGGCATGTTCTCGTATGATTCGGACATAGAACTTAGGTCTAACAGGAGAGACGGCTGGGGATATCGCCTACAAAATGTTTTCAGCAATGAGTTTTTTAGAATTGAAAGACAGGCAGGCGAAAGACTTAAATGCGTAAGAACCAACCCTTCAGAACTTAACAAGATACTGTGTATACCATACGGAGAGACATTATACAACGCTGGCGAGGAGAACCTAATAAGGCATCTTCAGAGGAATAATTTCAAGAAAGAGTTTTTGGCGAGTATAAGAATAGCCAAGAAGCACGGTTTTGTATTCACCGAGGAAAATAGTTATGAATGGTTTGACATGGTATATTCCATCATCAAAACGAAGAATGACAATCACAACCCAATATATGTAGCCCCTAGCAATCTGAACGAAATGCACAATTACTTCCTCAAAAAGTATCAAACATGGCAGAAAAAGAAAGAGGAACAAGCCGAAGAGCGGGCAATGGTTAAACGGGAAAAGGAACAACTCGAAATGTTAGAGTCTGAGCGAAAAGTTAATGAGGACTACATAAAGCGTCGCAGACGATTCTATAACTTAATTATATCCGACTCTAAATTCGACATACATGTGCTAAAAGATGTCAATGAGTTTTTCGAGGAAGGAACGGCAATGCACCATTGCGTATTCTCCATGAAGTATTACAAGAAACCAGATTCTCTTATAATGTCGTGCCGAGACAAGCAAGGCAACAGAATTGAAACTATTGAGGTCGACCTTAGCACCTTTAAAATTGCTCAGTGCTATGGAAAATATGATCAGTTCACAGAGCACCACAAGCACATACTAAGACTTGTCAATAAAAGCATGAACAAGATACGCATGTGCAAGGACAGTAGATATAAAGCAAAAGATAAAACTAGTAATTTACAAATAGCAATATAATATGGATAAGAACAGTGAGAAATACTTAGAGCGCAAACTATGCGCCGAAGTTAAAAAGCTAGGCGGTATCGCCTACAAGTTTGTAAGTCCTGGGCGTCGTGGAGTGCCGGACAGAATGGTTGCTCTTCCACACAGTCAAACGGTATTTGTGGAACTGAAGAGCAGGGGCAAGAAGCCAACGCCGCTCCAGGATATAGAGATTAAGCGCTTGGAAGACCTAGACTTCTGTGTATATGTTGTGGATAGCTACGAAAGTCTTCAAGAGCTATTAGTCCAACTACGGGACCTTGTCAAATTATCTGGCAGCCTATGGAACGCTTTGCAAAATCAGTAGCTCTATGGTCTGCGGCATTAGTATTGCTGCTTATGGCTGAAACAGAGCATAGTATCATCATCGCCGCTTTAGGCATTTTAGTGTGTTATCTAGCGGTAAGTTATTCAAATAAAAAATAAGATTATGAAAAGGTTAAAATTTAATGGCTTAGAAACTTTAGTTCAAGATGAAGAACTAAAAGAAGAGGTATTTGATATTAATTTCGGCAATCAAATGATGGTTCGGTTTTCTCATGAGGAAGGCAAAATAGTTCCAATAAACGCAATGAATGGCGGTGGATTTAACTGCTATTCTGACATAAAGGATGAAAAGTTAGTAATCGAGGATGTTCCAAATAAAAAATAAGATTATGAAAAAGTGCAAAAGAATAAAAAGAATCTTAGTAGATAACGTAGAGTACGACGCGGATAAATTCATTAAGGAATACGGAATACCAAATGAAGATTATCTTATCATACTAATTGAGAGTGGTATTCCCTTTGACGGAAGAAAGGTGAAAATGGAATTAATTTAATAAATTAGGATTATGAGCAAAAAGAAATTAGGCATACCAGCCGAGACACTTAAAAAGTTGAATGAGCACAAAGCCTCTTACCCGTCCTTACCCATTCCTTGGATATCTCAAGCAGAGGAACAGTTATTGTTAAATAAAAAGCTCTGGGAATCACAGAGAACTTTAAGCGGAGAAATGATATTCGACCAAATAAAGGCAGAGCAAATGATGGCGGCATTTAAAGACCCACAGCTTGCAAAGATAGGTAGAATATCTGCAGATGATTTAACCACACGTTTGGCTGATTTCAAGGACAGATGCTTTAAAGAAGTAAAACCTAAAGAGGAAAAGACCGAAAACCCCTTTGAGGTAACTGAAAAGGAACTAGGGCTATTCGGATTATCAAAGATGGATATATTGTTACGAGCTATCGCTGATCCTACACTAGAGGTAGAAGTTACCATAAGGAGAAAGAAAGACGCCTTAACAATCAGCAAAAGCATAGAACTGCATGACGCTGAAACCGACAACCTTGTTTTAGTAGACTTAAGTAGCATAGTAGCATGTAAGCATATTGATGCATACGAAGAGGAACGTTGGGATCATCATTACGCAAATGCGGTAATAACATTTACTGACGACCACAAAGAATACTTTAGAGAATCGACAATTCAGATAAATAAAAAGATTAAGGAGGCATCATTATGAAAACAGGAACAGAAATAATAGAAATCGAAAGAAAGCGTCAAATTGAGGGAGAGGGCCACGACCCTACTCATGATGACAGCTATAAGGACGAGCAACTAGCCTGCGCTGCAGCAGCGTATGCCATACCTTTAAAGGATAGGCGCGCTTGGGGTATGTTCTTTTGGCCTTGGAGAAGGTACTATTTTAAGCCTTGCATAGATCCTTACGACGTTGAGGGCAGAATACACGAGTTAGCAAAAGCAGGGGCGTTGATCGCTGCTGAAATAGACAGATTACAGAGAATATTAAATAAAGAGAAAGATGTTGAATGAATCTAACTTACACCCGTATCAGCGTGCTGCTGTCGGTCACATCATAAATCACCCCGAAGCTGGGCTGTTCTTAGAGATGGGACTAGGCAAGACTGTCAGCACGCTGACGGCAATCAATCTGCTTATCAACTGCTACTGTGAGGTTAGGCACGTGTTGATAGTAGCGCCATTACGTGTTGCAATGAGCACGTGGAGCGACGAGTGCCAGCAATGGGAGCATCTGAAAGGTTTGACAATAAGCAAGGTATTAGGCACTGTGAAGCAACGTGAAGCGGCATTAAAGCAAGAAGCAGATTTGTACATCATCAATCGTGAGAATATTCCTTGGCTAGCCTCAAAGTACCAGCATTTATTTGCTAACAAGTTTTTTGACATGTTAGTAATAGACGAACTTAGTTCGTTCAAGAGTTCGAAGACAGCAAGGTGGAGGGCAATGCGCCTTGTCCGTCCTTACTTTGACAGAGTTGTAGGCTTAACGGGCACGCCATCGCCAAACGGTTACATCGACTTATGGGCAGAATTATACTTATTAGATCAGGGCGAGCGATTGGGTAAATTTATTACACATTATCGTAACGACTATTTTAAGGGTATTGGCAATGGGCAAGTCACGTACAAGTATTTGGCGAAGAACGGAGCGGAGGACACAATATCACGTAAGATCGAGGATATCTGCATATCAATGAAGTCAGATGATTATCTGCAGTTGCCTGAGCGCATCGACATCACTAAGCGCATCGAGTTAGGAGAGTTGCAAGGCGAATACCAGGACTTCGAAAAGAAGAGTGTGTTAAACATGTTTGAGGACAGTGGCGACAAGAGCATCTCTGCGGCATCGGCAGCAGCACTAGGAATCAAGTTAGCACAGTTCTGTGATGGTAACATATACGACGAGGACAGGCAGGTTCACTTCATACATGCTAAGAAGTTAGATGCCTTGGAGGATATCATTGAAGCGGCAAACGGTCAACCCGTATTAGTGTTCTACGCCTTTAAGTTCGATATTGGCATTATTGCCAACAGGTTCAAAGGATACAGGGTAAGACAGTTACAGGGCGAGCAGGATTTGATAGACTGGAACGACGGCAAGATAGACATTGCGCTTGCTCACCCTGCGAGTGCCGGACACGGTCTGAACTTACAGCGAGGTGGGCACATAACGGTGTGGTATGGTCTTACGTGGTCGTTGGAGTTATACCAACAAGCAAATGCCCGATTACATCGTCAGGGTCAGAAGCGCCCCGTAACGATCTATCATCTTACGTGTCCTGGTACTATCGAAGACGATATGATGAAGGCATTGACAAAGAAGGGTGATTCACAGAACGCCTTAATGGATGCGGTTAAATACCGAATTAACAAATATCTAAACACATAACTATGTTCAAGGAAAGACCAGACAGGCACAAGGTAGCGGCGAGGATATCACTTGCCAACTACGAGAGGTTGACGAAGATTGCGCACACGTACAACTTCCGCACAGTCAACGACTTATTATCTTATTTAGTGTATTGTTTCTTACGTGCTGCAGATGGCGGCAATGATGAGTTAATGTACTCAATGCCTGAGGATATCTTATCGTTATTCCCCGTCGACGAGGACATACACGATGTACAGGTAGCGTTAGCAAGGGTGAAGCGATCACGCATCAAGCGCAGGAAAGTAAAGGTAGAGGACGAGATAGGCGAGATGTTCCGTGAGTGTGAGGGTAAGGGCGGAAGTCTGGAGTTTGCACACAGCATAAGGGAAAGGAACGAACGATGAGTCACAACAGATTATACAAGTCACTCATCAACACACAGGTATGGCGTGCACTTAGGGCAAAGGTCTTAAGTGCACGTCCTCTTTGCGAGAACTGTATGAGGTATGGGCGCATCACGCCAGCCACTGAGGTGCATCATGTCAGGCCCGTAGAGAGTGTGACGAGTTATGCAAGCATGAAGGCATTGGCTTATGACACGACGAATTTGTTGTGTCTTTGTCATGAGTGTCATGCCACTATACACAAGGATATGAAGACACACACCAAGAGTGCAGTCAAGGCGAACAAGGAGCGTGAGGTTAGGCAGTTCATCAATCGTTTCTTAAAACCTGATGAAGTTATATAATATATAATTATATATTATATAAGAGTGATGGTACTTCGTAGATTGCGAGGTACCATTTGTTGTTTAGAGCGAGGTGGTTCAATGGTGGTAGCAATAAGGCATCGGTATTGCTACCATTGCTACCACTTTTGTGAATAGAAGTTAACCGAGTGGTAGCAATGGTAGCAATGGTAGCAATGTGATTTGGCGCTATTGCTACCACTTAAACCCCGATAAGCAAAGACTTAGCAACGCTGTGGTAGCAATGGTATCAATACTTTCTAAGGTAATTGATAAATTAATATAAAACAGCATAAAAGAATAATATCGTACGTAATTCTGCGACATCTACGCACGCGAGGCATTGATACCACGCTTTCGACGTATTTTGCCATATTTGTTAATATCATCTAAAATGTAAAATATTATTTTATGTGTAAAAATATGTTAATATTTTTTGCATTGAGGGCAAAAAGGGGGGGACCATTTTTTTTATGAAACGAAGGGCCTACAAACCCACTCGACCTTCCTCTTTTACTCAAAATGCCAAATTTCAACTTTGCGTGGGGTATTATATAGGCAAGAAAAAATAAAAACGAAAAAACTATGAGCAGAAAGAATTCGCACTATACTCAAATGGGCATTGACTCTTATGCCAATGCCGTCAGGGAAGCACTTAATGACAAAGGAACTTATGATGAGTCCCTGGAGATAACCATACACATGCTTGCGTGCTCGCTTCGTGTATATTCACAAGTCCAGCATAAACTTGATAATGACCTGATTAAAACAGAATATACACGAGAGAAAGATGCTCGCTATAAACTAAACCCTTTGTTTCCAGCCTTAATTCATTCAGGTGAGCAAGTCAGAAAATACCTCCGTGAACTGAAACTGACTAAGGCATTATCGGGAAGGGATGACGAGGATGGTGGAGAATCTGATGAGAGCAGCGGTTTAAGCCAACTCATGGATGCCGTTAAAGATGCTGGCGTGGCATTAGGACCACGAATGCCAAAAACAAAAAGGGCTTAAATGAATATAAGCAACGAAATATTACGTAAGTGTAAGACACTCTGTGTTGAGCGACTTAAACGCATAGACGTTCCGTTCTACGATCTTGACGAGATTGATGAGAGATTGAACGTCTATGCGTATGCACTTATCAACAAACCAGATGAGCACAATCTGTTTGAGCTGCTAATGCTGTTGCGCTTCTTTCGTCTGCTAGAGACATATAGTTTCAATACGGGTATTGTCCGTAGCTTCATTTGCTTTTATGAAAATTCTTAAGTTTACGGGTGTCAATGGAGCATCACGCTATAAGCTTACACCAGTTCAGTGCTTCCAGTTTTCCAATATACTAGGCTTCTACCTCGACGATACAAGGAGATTGATACGTAATGCGCTCATGATGGTACCCCGTAAATATTCTAAGACTACCCAGGGTGGCCTCCCTGGCTATCTGGGACATGATGTTTGGCGACAATAACGCTGAAGCTTACACAGGTGCTAACTCCTACGAACAAGCGCAGATTTGCTTCAAGGAAATTAAGGCGGTGATGCGCCGCCTAGATAAGAGACTTAAGAACTTCAAGACAAAGCGTGAAAAGATAGCCTTCAAGGAGGTTAAGAATAAACCAGAAGCTCGTACGTCCTTTATCCGATGCCTTGCTAATAACGCCGACGCCCTTGATGGACTGAACGCCTCAACAGTGATCATGGATGAGTACTCGCAAGCAGACAATGCAGACCTATACAACGTGCTCACAACTTCAATGGGCATCCGAACAAACCCACTTGTCGTAGTAATCACCACAGCGTCAGATAAGAATGAGGGTCCCTTCGTTACCATGCTTGATGCGGATAAGACAATACTTCTTACTGAACTGACACTTGGTGAGAGCGCACCGACACCGCTAGAACTGTTTGGGGCTGACTTTATCCCCTTAGATAACGATCGTGAATTTGTGCATATATTCCAACCTGATGTTGACGATGAAGAAAGTGACCCTAGAACATGGGCTAAGGTCCAACCGCACTTGGGTATCACGGTTAAAAATGACTTTTACGAGATAATGTATGCTAAGGCACTCGCATCGGCTGATGATATGAAAGCCTTTAGAACTAAGTTGCTTAATATTTTTGTGTCGGGCAATGACAGACCTTGGCTCACTGGCGCCGAGATGAAAAAACTTTCTGATGATCTTGATATTGACACGCAGGGCGCACGACCTTGTATGTGCTCGATGGACTTATCCATTAAAGACGACTTTTCTGCGGTTACCTACGCACTGTATTACAATGGGGATTTCGGGCACGGAAATGGGTATGGCTTCCACTTCCATACCGACTATTACTTTCCCGAAGGTTGCTTGAAGGATCACCCGAACAGACGATTGTATGAGATTTGGGCAAAGCAAGGTCACCTGAAGCTTACGCCAGGTAATGTAATTGACTATAGACAGATAGTTGAGGATATCCTGGAGCATAACAAGCACGTTAAAATACTCCAGATTGGATATGACCCGTATAAGTCCAAAGATTGTATTAACATGCTTTCGGCATCAGGAGCAAAGAGTGTGCTGGTACCGGTGAGACAGACATATAGCGAGTTTACGGCACCAGTAGAGAGCTGGGAACTAGCAACACGCACAAAGGCGCTGACAATCAACGCCAACCCGATTAATTACTATTGCTTTGACAATGCCATACTTGACGAGGACAGGCTAGAGAATACTAAGCCCATTAAACGCACCAAAAGCAAGAAGATTGACGGAGTTATAACGAACCTAATGGCCCTTAAAGAGTTTAATAATTACGTAAGAACGTAGTAAAAAAGGCACCAAAAAAGGCTCTTTTTGCTCTATTTTAGGGTATAAACAACAATATTTTCAATAAAATCAAACAGATGAAGCTATTCCAAAAGATAAAAAGCTATTTCCGCAGTGATACTGCAAGCGCACAAGCGCAGATCAATGCGCAGAGTTCCTATTGGGGCAATACACTCAATATCAACATGGGCGGTATTGATACGGTGCCCATGAAGATTGGCGCTGTGTACCGATGTGTAGATATACTGAGCGGTTCTATAGCCTCACTGCTGTTAGAGCCTCAGCGGCTCACACAGGCGGGTAAGAATGAAGTTACGGGTGAGAAGGAGGAATACTTCAAGACTGATAAAAAGAATGTTCTGTATAAACTCCTGACAGTGCGTGCTAATTCTCGCCTTACAGCATTCGACTTCATGAAGAATCTAGTTAGTGCGGTGCTGCTGAACGGCAATGCCTATGTGTTACCGCAGTATGACGCTAACGGACTTAAAGACTTGATACTGCTATCCCCTAATACTGTTACCTATGACAAGTACATGAACACTTATCTGGTTAGCGACTATATTAATGGCATCTATGACCGATACTTCGCTGATGAGATTATACATGTGCGCAACATGAGCATAGATGGAGGATATACGGGGTAGTTCCACTATATCCTATGCTGCTAATATACTCGGAATTGCAGCCGCTACTGATGGTAAGCAGGCGGAACTCTTCCAACCGGGAAGCACCTTAAAGGGCTATATCAGTGGAGATACAGAGGGTGTGGTAGGCTTCGGATCTACGCAGGATAAGCAATTGCAGACCGTTAGCGATAGAGTAGGGAGCGAGATAGATTCTGGTAAACGCATCTTTTATGTTCCAGGAGCGATGAAATTTAATTCTATCACACTCAGTCCGGCCGACTTACAACTTCTAGGGAGCAAAGAGCTGAATATCCTTGAAATATGCCGCTTCTTTGGCGTTCACCCTGATAAGGTATTCCAATCCAGCGCAACGAATTACAAGGCGTCTGAGAACTCACAAACGGCATTCCTTACCGATACGCTGTTGCCTAGGCTGACACAGATAGAGAACGAATTTACAGTTAAGCTTGTGCCAGATTCGATGCAGACGAGTTACCGCATCAAATTCAATCTTGATAACTACTATCAAGCCGATTTGACTGCTAAGTCTAACTACATGACTAAGACAATAAGTGCAGGTGTATGGACTGTCAATGAGTGGCGACGCAAAGAGGGTAAAGCGCCTATACCAGGAGGTGACGTAAGTTTCATAACGTGTAACGTTGCACCAATAGACTCACCTAAGATTCGTGGTGAAGTCACACCGTCAACTCCGCCAGATCCAACGCCTACCACATAGTACCAAAACAAGGCATATCCTGCTATTTATAGATTTATAAATATTACGGATATGCCGAATAAACCAAACAAACAAATAAGAATGTTCGACGCCGCTGGCGCTCCACACATATTGCGTGCGGAAGACGGCAGCGATACGCGAACCATTGAAGGCTACGCTATCGTATTCAATCAGCGCTCACAGTTGCTATGCGACTGGGAGGTTTACCGCATGGTTGAAGAGATTATTCCACCTAGTGCTGTAAGCGCTTCAATGCTTGCAGGTTGTAACATCGTAGCCGACTTAGAACACGATCAAAGCCGAATGCTTGCCCGCAACAACAAGGGGTCCGGAACACTTACTCTTACCCTTGACGATAAGGGCCTTATGTACCGTTTTGATGCACCGCATACTGCGGACGGCGATTACGCACTTGAGATGGTAAGACGTGGAGATCTATTCGGAAGTTCATTTGCCTACTCAACAGACGAGCAAGTCAACGTGACATACACGAAGGACGGAGACACCCTTGTACGCAATGTGAACAAGATTGATGCAATCTACGATGTCGCTATTGTTGCTAACCCTGCTTACTTGCAGACATCAGTTCAGGCAAGAAGCGCAATGAAGCAACTTGAAACCGTTATCAAGCGATCACTTGACGAAGCGGAAGACGATAACAAAGAAGACAACAAACCCGAAGTTGATACGGCGATGAAAGAACAGCTTCGAAATCTTCGAAGTTTGGCAAAATAGTTCGCAGTGTTACACTGGTGAACTGTTAAAATTCAATTAACACACATTTAACAATATTTAATATTAATCTAAAAATTTAGAGTATGCCAAAAGTTAAAATGACAGAATCGGCACGTCGTCAGTTGCGCAGTAACAATGACCGTATAACCGAGATTAAAAACCGCTTCACCGAGATAGCAGATACTATCGTAGCCGAGAAGCGAAGTATGACACAAGTCGAGACAACGGAGAAAGGTGCTCTCGAAGCAGAGATGCAGACTTTGAGTCTTCGCAATCAAGCAATTGAGACGGGGGAGTGGAAACCAACACCTGAGCAGATTGATCGCAGTCAGGCATTTGCCACAGTCATGTGTGCTATGAACAACCGCAGTCAGTTCCCTGAAAACTTTGCTCATCTTCGTAGCGAAGGTAATACACTCATCATACCAGCAACAGAGGGCACTATCCTCCGCGGTATTCAGGACACAAGCACTATTGAACCTATCGTCCCTATCACAATTGGAGACATCGTTCAGCCGCTCGAAAAGGGACTTATCCTTAGTAAAGTCGGTTGTAAAATGCAGTATGGCATCACAGGAACTTGGAACTTCCCTGTAGTCGCTGGCGTTGAGGCTTCTATCGACGACGAGAACGCCGAAATATCGGACAGCACAATTGAGATTTCAAAGTTGACTCCTTCGCCTCACCGTTTTGCACTATCAATACCTGTATCAAACCGTGCTTTGACACAGAACAACGGTATGTTACTTGACATCGTCAAGACACAGATTGTAGCGGGCTTGGCTAGAACACTTAACAAGTGCATGTTCTCGCCTACACAGATCACAGCTAAGGCTCCTATAGGATGTTTTGTTAAGACTGCTCCTACAACAATCGTTAAGGGCTCTTTTACCTTCAAGGATGTTGTTAAACTAAAGGCTTCTGTACTTGCTACAGGCGTTGAATTTGACGGAACAGCCGCTTACGTTTGTAGTGCTACTACATACGGAGATTTGGAGAGTACACCACGCGATGCAGGTTCAGGCCGTATGTTGATTGAAGACGGTAAGATTAACGGATATCCTGTTTTCGTAACTGAATATATCGGCGACGGTAAGCTCGGTTTTGGAGTGTTCAGTTACGAGTTGGTAGGCTCATTTAGCGCGATGTCACTTGGCGTTGACAGTTCATCTGCAGCCGTAATGAAGAAGAACTTAACTTACTTCGTTCTTAATGCCGATATGGATATGTTGACACTTCGTCCAGAGGCCTTTGGCATTGCTGAGCTTAAGTCAGTACCTGCCATCGGTGTTAACGATACACAGGTAGATTTATCTGCTCCTTCAGTTGGCGAATCCGTAACACAGAATGTTACTGTAAGTGGAGCTAACCTCACAACCGATATTACCCTGACACTTGCAGGAGCTAATAGCGATATGTTCACCGTTAGTCCTGCTACATTGGCGAAGGACGCAAACGGAGCCGTAGGCGCTAGGATAACAGTTACCTATCTTCCTACTGCAGTAAGTGGTAAGACAGGACATATTGCAACTCTTACGTTATCGGCAACAGGTGCAACATCAGTTGTAATCAATCTAAATGGAGCTTGCTCATAAGCTACCTAGTTGTTAATGTTTTACCGTGGTGGTCCTAGTCGCCACCACGGTTTTTTAATTTCAAAACTATGTATGTGAATTTAGCTCAATTAAAAAAGCAGTGCAATGTAAATGTCTCTGATGATGACGAGTACATGACAAGTCTTATTGACGTTGCCGTGGCTGCTGTCGAGAATGACATACAACAACCATTATCGGGTTTAGCCGTAGAAGATAAATTACCAGCACCACTTATGCACGCAATCTTATTGGTTGCTGCTAACCTCTATAATAACAGAGAACCAGTTGCCTTTGCGAATCCGCAAGTAGTTCCCTATACGCTGCAATACCTCATAAAACCATACATAAAATACACCTAATATGCGAGCAGGACTATTAAAATACTTTATAACATTTTTGCAACTTAAAAGCGAGAAGGATTGGAGCGGATCGGCTTTGAAAACGTGGGAAGAGGTCTTGGACACCAGATGCGCTAAACGCAAGTTAGCGACACAAGGCATCGGCGTGACCGCTATGGAAGAGTTTATCTCGGGCACAGTAGTCGTACAAGTCCGCTGTAATGACCTTATAAACGACGGTCAGAGATTTAAATTTGGACGATATCAGTACCGTATTACCCTTATTGACGAACAAGACGATCGTACACTGCTCATCACCGGCACGCGGCTTAACGATAACGAGATATGAGTGAAGTACAGATAATCGGGCAGGACCGTATCAATGCGATGCTAAGACAGCTTAATGAGTTTGACAGTAACAAAGCCGTTAAGGCTGGTATCCGAAAGGGAGTCAACTTATTGAGACGTGCTGGTATCAAGCGCCTTAAGGAGCGTATGAAAAATCCTGCTGGCGTTACCGGTAACCTGCTTAAGGTATTTCAAGTCAAGGTCAAAAAAAATAAACTCGGCGGACTTGCTGGCTTCGGTATGGTTACTGATAGCCAAGGAGGTAAAATAAAGGCTATGCACGCTTATATAGTCGACGCTGGAACTGACGAACGTTCCCGCGGGAGTAAAGGCTCTACGGGAAAGATGCCAGCACTACACTATTGGACCGATACCAGGGACGCAGACATGGGCGGTGCAATAGATGAAGTGCTAAGGGGAACAGAGGAAGCAATAATTAAAATTATGACATAATGAGCAGCAAATTATCAATAGCGAAGGACCTAAGGCCCCTTCTTTTAGCCAAGCCAGACCTTACGGCATTAGTTGGCCAGAATATCTTTCCGCTATATGTCCCGGAGGGAACAAGCGGTGACTTTATTCTCTACCAGCGTACTGGTGGCGGGAGTGAACGTAACAATATGGGAGTGTCGGACGAATGGTGCGATATCACCTTTAACGCAGTCAGCGATTCGTACGTTCGCAGTGTAGAAATAGCAGAGCAGATAAGGGTAGCCTTCCAGGATATAACAGTTGAAGAAGAGCCTCTGATTCTGACACATAACAGTGAAGACTACATAGGAGTAGGAAACGTGATAAAATATGTTCAGATACTAGTATTCTCGCTCGGTAAGCCCGAAGAGTAAGATCCCAAAAAGTGACTCCCGATAAGTAAATATAGATAAAACCAATTTTAATTAATTATAATATGGACTTAAATTATAACTCTAATCAAGACCTCGATCTCGAAGGCAAGATGATGCTTTCGATTGGAGGTATTCCTGTGGCTTTTGCTACTTCGGCAAAGTTGACACTAACAACCGACATGGTAGATACTACCAGTATGATGTCGGGCGACTGGAAGGACGAAATCCCCGGTGTAAAGTCGTACACGGCTACTAGCGAGGCTTTGCTGACTCGTAAGGTTGGTGCGGTAAGCGCCGATTCGTTGATTGACGCTCAGTTAAACGATTCACTCTTAGATTTTGTGTTTGGTGAGTACAAACGAAGTGGTGATGAAACTACGGGCTACACTTACACACTCGACACAACTAAGAAGAGCTACCACGGCAAACTGCGTATAACTTCTATGGAGCTTAACGGTGAAAACTCTAAGCTTAAGAAGTACTCCGCTAACTTTAACGGTAGCGGTCCTTTGTTGCCAACAGCGGCAGTACCAGCAGTTTAATCACACTTTATTCATTTTAACCAGGCGAGGGAGGCTTATTGTCGCCTTCGCCTATTTTATTTTTAGTCAATATGAAAATCAAGATAAAACAGATTATACGATGGGAGCAGATTACCGATAAGGCTTTCTGCGATTTTGACCCGAACAAAGAGAATGATGTTATCGCACTGATGTATGTTACTTCCTCGGACGCAGCGGTCAAAGAGCATTCATTTGAAATGTACTGCGAAGTTGTCAAAGCTCAACCTAAACTGATAGAGGATGATATCAAAGCAATAACAAGATATCTTAACTATGTCAATCAGTTTTCTCATTATGAGAAAGAGGAGCCGCAAGAGGTTGACCCTATGGCGCTGCATAAAGAAGAGGAGAAAGACCCTGAAACTATACGTACATCGGAGATAGCTACCTCACTTCTGTTTGGAGGCGTAGATGCCGGCTATCTTATGAATGAGGCGGAGATATGCGACTTGCCAATGCTTTGTAAGGGCTTAGAAACAAAGCTCAGACAGGACAAGGAAGATTCTAGGTTATGGACCTACTTAAACGTGTCCCCTTACCTTAGTGAGAGCTGCAAGAACACTACAGACTTTTACCCGTTCCCGTGGGAAGAGGAGGGAAAGCCTACGATCATACCAGAGGACGATATGGCTATGGCAGAATCAATTCTTAACATAAACAACAAGGAGGTAGACAATGGGTAGATTATCATTTGCAATTGCCTTGAACCTAATCACAGATGGCTTCAAGAAGGGCGTCAATGACGTTAAAGGTGGCTTTTCGTCAATGCAGGCTAAGATATTAACTTTCTCAGCAGCCTTTGGCCTTATTAAAAGTGCATTCGCTAGTTTCTCTAGTCAGGTGCTCGATATTGTACGAGACACGAATAGAGCATCAACAGCGCTAAAGAATGTATCAGGCTCGGCGGCAGAGTTTGCGGGCAACCAAAGGTTTTTGATTGACACCTCAAAGAAATACGGTGCTAATGTCAATGACCTTTCGGCCGCCTACGCTAAGTTTACGGCTTCGGCTAAGTTGGCGGGTATGCCGTTGTCAATACAGAAGAGTTTGTTTGAGAGTGTGTCACGAGCTACGGCAGCATTTGCGCTAAGTTCGGAGGATACGAATAGTGTGTTCCTTGCACTTTCTCAGATGATGGGTAAGGGTAAAGTACAAGCGCAGGAGTTACGCCTTCAGATGGGCGAGAAACTCCCAGTAGCATTGCAGGCCATGGCAAAGGCTGCGGGTGTGTCTGTCGGGGAGCTCGACAACATGATGATGAAGGGAGAACTTCTTTCAGGAAAGGTCTTACCGAAATTCGGCAAGGCGCTTGACGAACTTATACCTAACGTCGACACGGATCACTTAGAGACTTCTGTTAATAAGATGCAAAATGCTAAGATAGAACTTCTTAAGTCTACTCCTGTATCGGATACCTATAAGCTCTTTATAGATTCTATTACAGGCGCCGTTACGGGTCTTACCTCAGCGCTTAACTCAACGGGCATGCAGAACTTCTTTGCAGGGTTTAAGACTGCGGTAACAAGTTTTGCGGACTATGTAAAAACTAACTTTAAATCGTTGGTGGTAGATATCGTTGCCCTCTTGGCGGGCATCAAGATATCGCAATTGTTCAGCCAGTGGAAGTCTTTCAGCAAAGCCCTATCCGAGGCGATGATAACCAATTCCATGGTAGCGCATTCCAAGATACGTATACTAGAGAGTTCTACCGCTCGATTAAAACGACAGATAGCTACAGACGAGGTTAACCTCGATAAAATGTCCGCAGACGAACGGCTAGGTGCTGAGATTCAGCTTAATGCAAAGAAAAAGCAGCTTGCTAACACTGAGACAATGCTGATGAAGGCGAAGAACACGGCGCGCGTGGCCGATGAAAGAGCCGCAGCCGTACAGAGTGGTACTGCGTGGGAGGCTACGTGGGCAAAGATTAGAACGGGTGCAACCGCACTTGGTGTCAGCCTTAAAGCCGTGTGGGCTACTGTAGGTCCTATGATCCTTATTACTCTTGTTACCGAGCTAATAGGTAAGTTTGTTGAGTGGTATAATAAAACCCAGCAGATTAAAAATGCTTATAAAGACTATAGGGCGGAGGCTAATAAGGCGGTCCACACTAGAGAAATAACCGAGTTGGAAAATCTTAAGCAGCAATATAATGCAGCAAAGAAGAACTCTAAGGAACGCTTCGATCTTGAGAAGAGAATAGGAGATCTAACGGGTCAGAAAGTTACGGGTGAACAGAGTATCAATAAGATACTTAATGAACGTATCGGTCTATTAAAAGCTTCCGCAGCTGTTGAGTTCTACACAAATAAATCTTTGGAGTCTAAGGACAGGGTAGATGAATTAAAGGCTAAATATGGCGGGAATGCTCCTGGATCTAAGAAAGCCGATGAGTATTTTATGAAGAGCCCGTCCTTGATGTGGGGAAGCGTCAACCCTCTAAGCGGTTGGAGTTATGACAGTGACAAAAAGGAATATGCGGCTAGTGCTCGTGTACTTTCAGATGCTCAAAAGAAACTGGCTGCGGCTGAACGTGATGCCTCTAAATATACCACCACGGAAAAACCGTGGACTCCTGTGGATGATAGTACGGATAAAAAGAAAAAGGATCCTGCTAAGACGGAACTAGAAAACGCCGAGCAAAGGTATGCGGAAGAAATGATGAAAATAGCCTTATCTGAAAAGAAGGGGCTTATCAGTTCTGAGGCGGCTACAGAGGCAAGACAGAAATTGGTGGTAGACCTATATTCTGAGTTAGCAACATCTAAATATCCAAAGGTCCGTAACTCTGACCTTACAAAGAAGCTAAGTGGTCAGTATGCTCAGATAGAGAATGACAAGCCTTTAGAGGGTATAAAAAAAGTAGCTAAAGACTTTCAGGACAAGCAGCGAGAACTTACGCAGCAGTACAATAGCGGTGCTATCACTCAGGAGGAATACAACAGGGGGGTATATGATAGTACTGTCGAGGCTAAAAAAGCGGCAGCGGCGTTCATGGATATATCAAGTACAAGCCCTAAATTTCTTGATGTTCTTTCCGATCTAGCCACGAGCTTGTCAACAAGGGTAAGTAGTATAAAACAAACCCTCCCCACTGAAGCTAAGAGAGATACAACCTTTGATTACAAGAAGTCAAATGTCGATATCCTAGGAGAGCAAGTCGAAAATGCTAAGAAGCAATTAGAGGACTTGAAGTCGATGGCTGTTCAAGGCACTGAACAGATGGTAACGGCTGTTAATGAACAATTATCTAAAGTAACTAGCCTAAGCGATGCTTTGAAGCTAGCTGAGGTTAAAAAAGATGTCAAGGAGTTTAGCAAAGAGCTAAAAGACAAAACATGGAATGGCATACGTGATATTGCGGACGGTAGTGATAGAATTGTAAGTTCATGGCAACAACTCGGGCAGACGCTTAACAGCGCAGACGCTAGCGGGTGGGAAAAGATAATGTCTATATGGAATGCACTTGAAAGTAGTGTAGAGGGCATACTGGGTATAATAGAGACCATAAAGGAGTGGACTAAGGCTAGTCAAGAACTTAAATCGGCTAAAGCGGCGGAGGCAGCGGTAACTGTAGCGGCTAATGCGGCAGAGACAACAAGTACTGTTGCCGCAACGGCAGTCAGTACAGCCGCTTCGGAAGTAGGCGCCGCAGAAAACCGAAAAACGGTAGCAGGCAATATAGCCGCTGCGGGCTCGGAGGTCGTCAAACAAAACTCTAAGATACCTATTGTTGGCATTGCTCTAGCGGCAGCGGGTTTAGTAGCGGTATTAGCGATGTTTGGCAAGCTCCCTAAATTCGCAAATGGCGGTATTATTGGAGGAGGCAGCACCTCAGGGGATAACATGTTAGCACGAGTCAATAGTGGCGAGATGATACTTAATGGCACACAGCAGAAGCGATTATTCGGTGCGATCAATAACGGTAGTTTTGGTGGTGGCCAGCAGCAAACATTGGTGAGCACTAAGGTCAGGGGTGAAGATCTGTTCTTGACGTTGAGAAATTACATGAGATCAAAAAACAAAAGATGGTAAACTATGAGTTACGGATTAATATATAAGGTCGCAATACCTTCCCTTCGAAAGAACAATTATTCTTTGGAGGTCGAAAAGAAAGATTATACAGGTTCAAGCACTATCCTCACGGGAGGTGCTGAACCTTTCACCGTGTCGCTCGACGATGACGACTTCGTCTATCAACCACTCCGCTTAAGTACGGGTAAACTCGCAGTGGTTGGCGGTAGTACGTTAAGTAGTTTGTTTGCAACAGCGTATCAAGAGTACAGAGTTACCCTTTATAAAGATACTACACCACTATGGTGTGGCTTTGTGAAGCCCGAGCTTTATACGCAGGACTATACGGCCATCGTGCATGAGATAAGCATAGACTGCTTGTCAGCAATACAAACATTAGAGTATGTGAAGTACACACAGATTAGCACAGAGGGACTTAAGTTTGTATCGTTAAAGTCAATTATATCTCGTGCTCTTGTTGCCGCTAACGCAAAGTATCAAAAGGTTTATATACCTCATACCTTTGCCCCCTCACAAGCCGCATACGGCACTAATGCACTGATGCAAGACGATTGTGTGGTATCAGAGCAGAACTTCTTTGATGAAGAGAACAAGCCGATGTCGTATAAGGATATCCTCGAAGAGATATGCAGATTTGCGCATGTAACATTATACGATGATGGCGGTAGTCTGTATTTCGCCGATCACGACTATACCGATGCTTACGACGAGTGGACCTTTACAAATGGAACGCTTACTCTCACTACCGTTAATGCCCTCGCAATAAGCGCGCATAGTGTTCAGGATATCGGCTTCGGCGGCACGGATCATTCTCTCGATATAATTGCAGGATATAACAAGGCAAGCGTTAAAACCTCTAATTACAACAGTACGGATAAGGTCTTTCCTGAAGAAGAGTGGGACAGCCTTGCCCCTCTGTCTATAGAACTCACGCAGGTGCCTATTGTAGAAGCCGTTAAGAGCGGCATGACAACTAAGTACACTGAAGTAAAGGCTCGAGGTAAGTGCATTTGGCTCACTCCGAGTAAGTGGGAGACACATGTGTATAAGAGCACAGGACTTACGCAGGATGGCCGAGCAATGCACTCGCTAGAGGTAGGAGACCGAGGCGGGTATTATTACAACGGTGGAAATGTAATAGATGAAGCAGTAGCAGAAGTTACCGACCTTAAAACACTGCAGTGGGATGCTACAGATAAGCTTCATTCCCTCGGGTCATCTTTTGATACTCAGACCGCTTATGAAACTAACCAGGGTTTGTACACCCTATCGGATGCGTTTCAGGGTGGTAATAGAATATACGGTGCATTCCTCGGTAAGTACTGTAACTGGCAGTTGAATGATGATGGTACGGACTCGATATCTAGTTATAGTTATGAGCATATAATGCTTATCCGTAAGATATCTATGCACGGTGATACTGTTGCTCATGGAACTTCCATACCGGTGCACGATACAGTTACCTTTAACCCGTCTTTGTATAAAGGGCTATTTAACTATAAGGGCCACATGCCTGTAGCCGCCTATGCGGACGGGGCAATAGCAATTAACCTGCAGGTATGCCCTACGGGGCAGGGAACTCCCGTGAGCATCACGGGTATAGCAAAAAATGGTTTCTACTATGCTAATGAAAAGAACATCTACAAAGCGGGAGCTAAAGTCACACTTACCTTTATCCTAAAGATAGGTGATACCTATTATAATGGTACAACATGGGCGAGTACGCCATCAACTTTTACAGTTCAGACAGAAGAACTGAAAGAGGCGGGAACCTTTGCGGCACTTAAGAACACAAAAGTATTGTCAATGCCCTATAACGATTTAAGCGGGTACGTGATTGAAACACAAGGAACGCTCAAAGGAGAGTTGTACGTGGAACTTGTCGACGTAGATATGAACTGCGCTATTAAGGACTTCGGTATGAAGTTTCAACTTAAGGACAACTACGTTCCGACCGACAATGCCAGCGACCGCATATATACCAATGTGGTTAATGAGGCTTATATCAATGAACTTGACGAGATAGAAGAGAAAATATCTAGTTATAATCACGATGGCTTGTGCTACTCCAAAGTCCTGTTAGGGAATGACTTTATTACCGATAATCTGTACGAGGGTCTTAACCAAGTGTTAACAAGACCAGAAGATTTATTGATAAGACGCATCATAAACCAATATAGCGAGCCCAAAATTAAGCTTACTCAAGTACTATTATACGATAGTAGTTTAAAACCTATTGATAAATTGACAGATAACTTCCAAGGTTCCAAGAAATTTATCATCACGGGCAGAGAAATAAAATATCGTTCTGAAACAATGAGCATTCAAATGATTGAGAAAGAATGAAGACAACAGAAACTAATTCACACAACGTACCCGCTTCGGCAAGGTCAAAGAACTATCAAGGTTCTTTGGCTTCTGTCGTTGGCGCTAATTCGGCAACCGCTCCTACTACGACAACTACAACAGGCGGAGCAGCCGACACCGCTAAGGTGGCACAGAACCTAGCAGAGGATAGTACCGACTGGACTAAGATAATGCGCAAGGATATTGATGAGCGCACGGAAAACTCTTTGTCTGTCGGAAAGAACCTAGGTGTTGATGGTAGAGCAACCATATCCGAATTGGTCGCAACCGCTTTATCCGCAGCGAGTGCAACAATACAGAGTTTAACAGCTACTGCCCTAACAGCAACGGGCGCAACAATTCTAGGTGCTTTGACCGCAGCAACAGTCAGTGCAACAACCCTTAATGGCGGTAGTGCAATCATACAAAACGATATAACTGTAGGCGGCGGTGGCTCTTTTGCCAAAGGAGCTGTATTTTACGGTCAAACAGTTGCCCCGACAAATTTAGGTACTTATGTACTCAATTACGTAAGTTCAGTTTATGGCGCACGTGTGACAGCTTATGACGGTGTAAACTATCAAAAGTTAAGTCTTGGTAAGTTAGTATCAGGCTCTAATTTTCAGTTGGAGTTAAATGCAGATGGAACATCTAAATTCAATGGTGGCGTAATTACAAACGGCATAGAGAGCTCAAAGGGAGGACTATTTTTTGGACAGTACGCATCTATGCCTAGTGGATTGGGGACTTATGTTGCTAACTATGTTTCAGATACATACGGTGCACGCATATTAGCCTATGACGGTGCAGCTTACAAAGACTTGAAGTTAGGCGCTATGCCTACATCGGGCGTATTCAGCCAAACGCTTCTCGCTAATGGTAATGTAAACTTTGGGTATAAAGTAGGTATAGGAAAAATTCCAACAACATACCCATTGGAAGTTATGGGGGATATACAATCAGGTACAGTGATTAGGGCAACTGTGGGATTTTCTATTACAAGTAATCTTGCTATAGACTTAGGTGCAACTTATGTACGAATGCAATCTATTAATAAAGACATAAGTTTAAACCCCGCTGGATATTCTGTAGGCATAAATACTACTACACCTCAATACAAGTTAGATGTTAACGGAAATGCTCGTATAGTTTCTGACTTGTATGCAGATGCAACCGTAGGCACACGCAACTTCGCAAGTCGTGTAAGCGGCTGGAGGATTGACAGTTTAGGCGCAGCAGATTTCCGCAGTATCTATGCAGACGAAATGCGGGTACAAGCATTTACCGCTGATATATCACAAGCATTAGCGGGTAGCGATTACCTTACTAAATCAGTAAGCAAACTATCTGCAAACTTCGTTGTACCTAGCGTAAATGGTACTGTTAGAATTATCGTTGACGATATTGAGGGAATGCCCGCAACTAGATGCTTTGCAAATGGAGACTATATCCGCTTTAGGGCGTTTAATCGCACAAGCGGCTTGACTATTGCAAACGTATGGGGAACAGTGGCATTAGACACCACTTTTGGTACTAACGGATTTACAAGCGGAACTCAAGCGTATATCTTTACATGTACTCAAACTACTGGTGCAGGACTTACCGTGTTTAAAGGTAGTGAGGTTCTCGATTACGGAACTAGTGGAAGTGGCATGATATCACGTACCACGCTAGACGCACAAGGTTCACCTTATGAGCAAATAGCCACATGGGTATCAGACCCGTCTAATTCTGCTAATTACACGGTACACGCACGATTAGGGAACCTTAACGGTATAGCTAACTGTAGTGGTCATGGTCTATACACTGATAACGGTTACTTTACAGGAAGCATTACTATTGGTGACCTTACAAAAACGAATAACTATTTATCTTTCGACACTGTAAACGGCTTGCGGATGAAACTAAATGGTTCAAACGTAGCGACCGCAACAGACATAAGTAGCGCCATTACTACCGCAGCAAGTGACGCAACGACAAAGGCTAATAGTGCTTATAGTAATGCTGTGTCATATACTAATACTCAAATAAGCACAACTAACGGTAATATCACAACGGCTATTAACGGCATTCAAATAGGGGGGAGAAACCTAGCAAGACATACAGCTACACCTTTAACTAAGATATTGTCTGATATACAGAATAGTTATATAAGTTTGTATAGTGTTGATTATCAGCAAGGGGCTATAAATACAGGTGATAATTTTACAATCAGTTTTGATATTACAACTTCGTCAAACTTTAAAGCTACAGGAACAGGTACAAAATTAATATACTTACATGTAATGTATGGAGTCACTTATACAATAACATCTAAGTTTATAGATGGTGCACAGACGGTTCATGTAGCATATACAAACATTGCTCAAAATAATTATGCACATGAGTTTCAGTTACAATTTGACTACTATGTCGGAACTGTAACGTTTACTAATTTTAAGTTAGAAAAGAGCACAAAGGCTTCATCATGGTCGCCCGCACCCGAGGATGTAGATGCTAGTATACTTACTGCTCAGTCTACAGCAATAAGCCAAGCTGCAAGTAACGCAGCAGCGCTGTATGTAACATCATCAGCCTATAGCACAACAGTAACGCAGTTACAGGGTAGCATTAGTTCAAAGGTATCACAGACTGATTTCAATGTGCTAGGTCAGACTGTAGGGCAACATACCACCGCCATACAGCAGAACGCACAAGATATTACATCTAAGGTAAGCAGTACAGATTATACGGGTGCTAATATCGCATCTTTGATTAATCAGAGCGCTAGTACAGTAGCCATAAACGCAGCGCACATCAATTTGGCTGGTGCAGTTACTATTACCGATTTTGATAGTACTATTACCGCAAGCGCACTGGGTGGAGCAACACCGAATGATATTTCTTCTGCACAGACAGCAGCACAGACTTACGCTACAAATAATTGTGTAAAGACCGATGCTTCTAATGCTCCTAATAGCATTAAGAACTCTAATATCATAATAAACAATGACGGAACTCTGTCAAACGCTGGTGGTGGTAAGGTCACAATAGGTGGCTTAGGTTATACTGGTGCACTTGATGCAACGAAAGGTGCAACATGGGGAACAAATCTATTAGGTATTCCATCTATGCTAGGTACGCCAACAACGGCAGGACTATATCTCACCGCTACATCTATGGGTTATTGGAATGGCACAGCATTCAAGACCTACATGGATAACACTGGTAACTTTGTGACTGGTGATATTGCAAGTGGTGGAAACGGAGTATCATGGAATCAGGCTACCGCAGCTATGGTTATTCGTGGCGATGTATACGTGACTGGTGGTAATGCTCTTACTAGTGCTTATTCTAAATTCACGCATATAGACGGAAACGGTGTTTATACGGGAACTCTTACAGCTGACCAAGTGAATGCAGTTGCTATCAACGGTAGTTCGATAACGGCTGGAACGATAACGTCTGGTAAGGTTAATATGACTGAGTTCACAGCATCAAGCGGTTTTGTAGATGCTTTTAATGCTAACGTAATTGTTGCAGGACGATTGGATGTTGTATCTATTGTTACAAAGGCACTTACGAGTAATACCATTACCGCTACTAGTGCTACTATAACTAATCTGACAATGACAAATGCCACGGTGACGGGTAATATAACAGCCACGAGTGGAAGCGTAGGACCGTTCAGTATATCTGTTGTAGGGGGCTTAACAGCAACAAGCTCGGATAACAGCTTATTACTTAGTGCATCTACCCTAAGATTTACTAAGGGAACTATAAAATCAGCATATATAGGCGATAGTGTTATTCCAGGTTCAGGTGTAGCTTTGAATGGTGTGGCTCGATTTGAGAACTCCAGGTCTACAAACAACTCGGGAAATGTGGGCGCGTATTTAGATGTGAGCGGTGCTACTATAGACGATGATGTGAATAGCTATAATGGCAATTACGCATTATATATCGCACATGGAAGCATTGCGGGCTTTAAAGTTCATCAACGCCGATGCAGCTCTTCTCAGACACTAACCTATTATGACAACATGATAATAGATGTTACGCCAAGTGGGTATTCTACATACACACTTCCTATCATTACAGACATAGAAGATGGACAGCGGATAGAATTAATTTCTACGTATATGACCGTACATGTTAAACCAAACAGCAATCAGACCATACAGTACGGTTCCGATACCCACATATATACTAACTCGGAATATATTTCCATTATTCCGGGTAATTATATAGTATGTATTTTTGATGCCATCAATTCAAGATGGTGGGTACGTGATATGAGGGCAACGGTATAATATTATTAACAAATAAAATAAAAAGTTATGAAAGTAAATTTAAAGAAAGTAAAGGTCTTTACGGACCTTAAGAAAACAAAAAGTGAAGTAAGAGACGTTCAGGACCTTCTAGCAGAGTTTGTCTATGAGCATGGAGGCGGTTTTAAGGCTCTTCGACTAGCTAATAAAATAGCTGATGCAAAGAATGGCGAAGTCGACCTGACCGACGAAGAGGCACAGATGGTGCTTGCCATAGGTGATAACAGCTACCTGATTTGTTGGCTATTGGCCGCAATGCACGAGTTGCTCGATCCAAGGGAAGAGGTAAAGATTATTAATTCTAAAAAATAAGATTATGACACAGATTTTAACAACAACGAAAGTTGCAAAAAAAGTAAATGCAACTGCAAAAGATGAAAAGTACAACTACAACGTAGAGTACAGTGTTACAGAGGACGAAAACAAAACCCTCGAAAGTTTATCGGTAACAGTAACAGCAATAAGTAACAATGCCTATGTTGCTTCTGCGACATTAACGCCGTCAAGTGGTGATAGATGCGTTGTATCTAAAGACGGTGCAGACTCTGAAGCCATCAATGCTATGTTTAGCAATATCATAGCCGAAGTTAATTCAACTATAACCGTGTAAGCGTATGAAATCAGAACAGTTAATAATAATTCTATTTATCGCAATCGGGATCCTCGTGACCCCGCTTGTGTTTATCGCCCTTGACTTTTGGTCAGGTATCAGAAAAGCTAAACTTCGTGGTGAGCCAATTACCTCTGAGGGATGGCGTAGAACTACTTACAAGATAAGCAAGTACTATAACATGCTAATACCGCTCATGATAATAGACATGATGCAGATAGCGGGTTTTTGGTACTTGAATACTTACTGCAGCTGGTCGTCACCATTGTTTCCGTGGCTCACCTTGCTAGGTGCTATTGGCATTGGCGCAATAGAGATTAAAAGTATATACGAGCCAGCCGACGCTAAAGAGTCTAAGGAAATGCGACAGATAGCAGAGTTTGCACAAGCAGTTGCAATGCACAAGAGCGACCCGCAGGAGATTGCAAAGGCGGTCATAGCATACATGAACGATAATAAAGATGAGAATGAAAGCAAGTGACGAATGTATTAGCGCCATAAAGGACTTTGAGGTTTTAAACCTTGAAGCCTATAGATGCCCAGCTAATGTCCTTACAATAGGCTACGGGCACACACAAGGAGTTAAAGTAGGTCAAGTTATCACAGAAGTGCAAGCCGATGTATTGCTGAAAGGCGATGTGCTGAATGTAGAGAATAGTCTTAATAAATTAAATTTAGATTTGACGCAAGGGCAATTTGACGCGCTCGTAGATTTCTGTTTTAACCTAGGGATATGGAAGTTCCTAGGCAGTACATTATACAGAATGATAGCCATTCACGCCTCAGACGCTAATATTACAGCCCAATTCAGGCGTTGGGTGTATGCGGGTGGTAAGGCTTTGAAAGGTTTACAAAAACGTAGAGAATGGGAGGTACAACAATGGATAAAAGAATAATATAAAATTTATCATTATGAAATTTACAGAGATAGTCGAAAGACTTAAAAACGGAGAAACATTTTGCCGAGGAAGTTGGCAGGGTAATAAATATATTGTCCATCAGATACCTCAAACCGTATCTAAGGATATAGTCCCCAAAATGACATCGTTGCCAAAGAGTGCAAAGGATATTTTAAGCACAGTGGGAAGTGGTGCTATAAGTTACCACGACCAAGTACTTATCATTGACAATGTAGACAATAGCGAAACAGATGCAAAGGCTACGTACTACATTCCGACATGGGAAGATATATTTGCATCAGATTGGAGTTTCCATGGATAAAAGAATAATTCTGCCTTTAGCAGCAATGCTTCTAATCATCGTTTCGATTTGCTCGTGTAAGACAACGAAATACGTACCGGTACGAGAGTATCACTCTGACACGATCAGAATATCCTCACACGATACGATTATCGTTAAACAGCATGCAGAAAGCGTTTCAGTTCCTTTACCGAGTGTCTACATATCCAATGTGACAAAAGACACTGTTTCTGTTCTGAAAGATGGGCTATACAAGAGCGTAGCGAGTATCAAAGACGGTTTGCTACACCATAACCTTTACACGCTACCCAACGCAAAGATAGACGCAAGGGTTAACGCTACAGACTCAACAACTATACATCATGATGCGCTTAATATCAATCGAGTAGATAGCGTGCGAGTGCCTTACCCAGTAGTTAAAGATAGAATAGTGTACGAACTTCATTGGTGGCAAGAGATACCGTTTTACATCGGATGGATTGCTATTATAATAATATGTATATATATAATAATGTGGCTAGTAAAAAAGAATATCCTACACTTGTAATACTTTGTTTATGTAGATAGCCTCTGCTCGTGATGAGTAGGGGCTATTTTAGTATATGTCTATTTGAGCTTATCCGCAATCATGTCGTAGTCGCTTCGCACGTCTTTCTCCAATATCTCCGCATACTTTAATGTCTGCTTCAAATTGGTATGCCCGAGCATTCGGCTAACATTCTGAATACTGCAGCCCTCAGACAGCATAAAGGTTGCAAACGTAGAACGGGCAAGATGCGAGTGCATATTTTTAGTAATGCCCGCACATGCCTGAACGGTCTTAAGCGCTCTGTTGTAATCGGCGTTACACATTATAGGTAAATGGTTCTTATACTTCTGCAGAACCCGTAATGCGGGTGGGAGCAACTGACTCACATACTTTACGCCCGACTTAACGCGTGTATCTGTCTTGACGTATCTACCGTCCTCAAAAATGTAGGCTGATATATCGAAAGTCGCCATATCCGAATAACTCAGACCTGTATACATCTGAAAGACAAACAAGTCCCTAGCGTGTTCGGTCATAGTATTTGTGATACAGGCGTTCTCGACTTGTTGCATCTCCTTATAGGTAAGGTATTCGATAACTTCCTTATCGCCCCTAGATATTGTGCCTCTTAACTTGTTGTAAGGATTGGCGGCTATCTTATCGAGGGCTACGGCTTCGTTGATGAAGAGCTTAAGGTATTTGTGATAATTATAGATTGTTCCTTGCCTTATCTTGAAACTACCGTGTAGCCACGAGTCGAAGTCCTTAACATTAGCAACGGTAAGGTCTGAAAAGGATCTTATCTTGCCATAGATGCGGAGTTTGTTCACGAATACGCTATACCGTCCACGGGTCGACTCACGCACTGCACGCTTCTGCGCTCTTTCCTCAACAAAGGTGATAAAGGAGTCGGCTTCTGTTTCGATGTTGCTAATCAGTTTTAACTTTGACAAGTCTAGGGTGGTATGTTCAGCAATAGAGTCGTTTACAAGTTCCTCAATAGCTCGGCGCACTACTGATACACGCTCATTAAGTATTGCGGAGTCAAAGCGGTTAACGATGTAACCCTCACGCCACTCTGACGACTTGACCTTAACGCCTGTCGACACATACTTTACTTTTCGGTCAGCTGTTAATCGGATTTCGACAGCATACAATTCGCTGTCATTGTTTTTGTTTCTGCGGCCCTGCACAACCGCAATTGTAGGTACATTCAT